AGGATCTGGTGGTCCACCAAAACCACCCCCACCTCCTTATCGTGCTCCTGATACTTTACATAGTAGAAGTTTTGCTACTGTTCAAGATTTAATATCTGAAGGAGAGATAGAAGGTTTTGCCAGTGCATCTAAAGAAGGTCTTACAAAAGGCACAACTGCATATGACAACGCAAGTTTAAAAGATGTATTTCTTGATGACACTCCGATACTAAATTCAACGGCTACAAGTGCTAGTCCTGCTGATACTGATTTTAATTTTCAAGATGTAACTTTTAAATCTAAGTTTGGAACGTCAAACCAAACTGCAATGAGTGGTATTCCTGCTGAAAGCAGATCACCTACTGGTGTTGGCGTTGTTGTAACTACATCTGCTCCTGTCACCAGACAAGTTACTAATACAGATGTAGATGCGATTATTGTTACTTTGACTTGGCCTCAGATACAGGTAGCAGAAGATGACGGAGATATTAGAGGAGATACAGTAGCTTATAAGATACAGGTTCAATACAATTCTGGCGGGTTTTCAGATGTTATAAGCACTTCTGTTAGCGGTAGAACAGCAGATGCTTATGCTAGAGATCATAGAATAAATGTTACAGGTGCTTTTCCTGTTGACGTTAGAGTGGTTCGAGTTACAGCCGATAGCACAGATGCAGCAAGAGTAAATGCTTTTCAATTTACCAGCCTTCAAGAAGTTATAGATAACAGTTCTTCTTATGCCAATAGTGCTTACGTTGCTCTTCGCTTAGATAGTAAACAATTTAATCGTATTCCTACAAGAAAGTACCGAATAAGAGGAGTAAAAGTAAGGATTCCAGGAGCAGGTGCATCTAGTTCTGGAACTCCTACTGTTGACAATGCAACTGGCAGAATAGTTTATCCAGAGGGTTACATATTCAACGGAGTTATGGGTGCTGCTGTTTACACCAACTGCCCTTCGATGTGCTTACTCGACCTCCTCACAAACACAAGGTACGGTCTGGGAGATCACGTTACTGACAGTAATTTAGACTTATTTAGTTTTGTGGCTGCTAGTAAATATGCAAACGAGTTAGTAGATGATGGCACAGGATCAGGTACACAAGAAGCTAGATTTAGTTGTAATGTAAATATTCAAAGTCCTAAAGAAGCATTTGCAGCAATAAATGACTTAGCTGGTGTTATGAGATGTATGCCAATTTGGTCTGCTGGTTCTGTAACCATATCTCAAGACAAACCAACAACAGCTAGTTATTTATTTAATTTAGCCAATGTTGGAGTGGAAGGATTCGCATATCAAGGTAGCAGTTTAAAACAACGTCATTCTGTTATTTCTGTTAGTTATTTCAACATGGATTCAAAAGAGGTAGATTTTGAAGTAGTAGAAGATGCAACAGCAATATCTAAACTTGGCACAATTATAAAACAGGTAAAAGCATTTGCCTGTACTTCTCGTAACCAAGCTGCCAGACTAGGCCGTGCAATACTCTTTGCTGAACAAAATGAAAGTGAAACAGTCACATTTTCAACTTCAATAGATGCAGGAATTGTTGTCAGACCTGGTTCTGTTATTGAGATAAATGATCCAGTAAGGGCAGGTGCTAGAAGAGGTGGTCGTATAGTATCTGCTACAACTACCGCAATAACTATTGATGCCGTTGAACAAACGACTTTACCTGCTGTAAATGATAATCCAACTATTAGTGTTATTTTAGGCGATGGAACAGTTGAAGTAGGTGTTATTTCTAATATGGCTGGTGCAGTTATTACTGTTGATAGTGTTACTAAAATAAACGATCAGGGAGAGACAGTTACACAGTCTGCATTTTCATCAGCACCATTGGCAAACTCTCCTTATCTCATATCAAGCACTACATTACAAACTCAGTTATTTAGAGTTATTCAAGTAGAAGAACAAGATGATATTAACTATGCAATTACAGCCTTATCTTATGTTTCAGGAAAATATAATTTTATTGAAAACGGAACTGCGTTACCTACAAGAACAATATCCTTATTAAATGCACCTGCATCTCCTCCAAGTGCTTTAACAGTTACAGAAAAAACAGTTGTTATAAACAGTATTGCAAGAAGTAAATTAATTATTGATTGGCAACCAGTACAAGGAGTTACTCAATATCTTGTTAACTACAGATTAGAAAATGGTAATTACGTTTCTCAAATAGTATTTAGTAGTGACTATGAGATTTTAGATACTGTAAAAGGCAATTATGAAATTCAAGTATTTTCTTATAACGCAGGTTTACAATTATCTTCTCAATTTACAAGCACGACTTTTGTAGCACAAGGTAAGACAGCGTTACCAGAGAACGTCACTAATTTAACAATAGAACCAATAAATGAGCAGTTTGTTAGACTTAGTTTTAATCAAGCACTTGCAATAGACGTTTTACACGGTGGTCGAGTTTATGTCAGACATTCAAATCTTGCACTAGGCTCTGCAAGTTTTCAAGCTTCTCAAGATGTCATTGAGGCTGTAGCTGGTAACTCAACTGATGTTATAGCTCCTGCCCTACCTGGTACATATCTCTTAAAGTTCCAAGATGACGGAGGTAGATTTAGTGCAACAGAAGCAAAAGTATCTTTATCTCTTGTTGATATTCTTGACTCTATAACCGTTAAAACTGACAGAGAAGATACTGACTCAACACCATTTAACGGAACTAAATCCAATGTTCAATACGATGGTTCTAAAGGTGGACTTGTTCTTACCGATCCCAGTGCAAATGCCACTGGAACGTATGATTTTGTAGATACTCTTGATCTTGGAGGTACATTCTCACTTGTCTTAAAAAGACATTTTAGTGGAGAGGGTTTTTATACAAGTGATTTATTTGATAATAGAACAGAAAATATAGATACTTGGACAGACTTTGATGGAGCAACTGCTAATGATGCAAACGCAAAAATAGCTGTGCGGACTTCCACAGATATGAGTTCTTATACAGCTTTCAATGATTTTGCTAATGGAACATTTAAAGGTAGAGGGTTTCAATTTAGAATTACATTAAGTACAAATGATGTTGCACAGAATATGAATCTTCAACAGGCAGGTTACATAGCAACTATGCCATCAAGAACAGAACAATCTGCTGTTATTGCATCAGGAGCAGGAGCAAAAGCAGTTACATTTACCGCACCATTTTTTGTTGGAACGTCTGGACTAGGTAATCTAAATAACTTCTTACCATCTGTTAATATTTCTCCTCAAAACATGGCAACAGGAGATTATTTTGAACTTAGTAGTATATCTGGAACTGGCTTTACAGTTCACTTCAAGAACTCAAGTAATGCTAGTATTGATAGGAACTTTACCTACAGTGCTGTTGGTTTCGGCAAAGGAGGGTAACATGGAGGAAAATAGTATTTAATTGTGGCTGACGTAACGAACTACACTATTGAAAATGCTTCTGGAGCAAATGTAAGAACTGATCTTAATAATGTTTTTGCTGCGATTCAATCAAATAATTCTAAATCTTCTGATCTAGCTACAAGTCAATGCGTAGCTGGTATGACTTTTTTAAATACTTCAACAAATATATTAAAAATTAGGAATAGTGCTAATAACGCTTTTACAGAAATAGGAAGTATAAATAGTGATAATTTAGGTTTGTTGCCTAGAGCAGGTGGCACAATGACAGGAGTTTTGAAAATTGATGACTCCAGTAGTGCATCTACTCCTGCCTTATCTTTTGACACAGATCCAGATACAGGATTATTCAGAAAAGCTGCAAATAAAATAGGTCTGAGTACTGCTGGTACTGAACAGATGTTTTTTGATGCAGATGGTATAACCTTACAATCGCAGAATAATCTTAGATTTGCTGATTCTGATAGTTCGCATTACATAGGTTTTTCCGCACCAGCAACTATCTCAAGTAGTTTTACCTTGACGCTACCTGCTACGGATACCTCAGTTGCAGGGTACGCTTTAGTATCTAATGGATCAGGAACATTAAGTTGGGGTGTAGCTGGCGGTGCTAGTCAGGGAATATTTTGGGAAAATAATCAGACGGTTACAAGTAATTACACGATCACAAATGGTAAAAATGCTGGTAGCTTTGGTCCTATAGAAATTCAAAACGGAGTAACAGTTACAGTTGGTGCTGGTGAGACATGGACAGTAGTATAAGGATGTATATAATAAACCTATGAGCCAAATAAAAGTTAACAGTATTATCCCCACCGCAGGTCTTGGATCAGGAGCTAGTGGTGGTGTCATTCAGGTAATATCCGCAGCTAAAACAGATTCTCAAACGATAAGTTTATCTGGTAGCAGTACTACTGGAAATCTTTCTGGTTTATCTCCCACAATAACTGTTACTGGTTCTAATAAAGTATTGCTTACAGGGTTTATTTCTGCTGATCAAGGTAACAGTAATTACTATAACCATGTAGGAGTTATGATTAAAAGAGGTAGTACAGTTATTGGTAAAGGAGATGCTGATGGCAATAGACGACAAATACATAGCGGATTATCAACTGCAACTGGTTATTACCAAGGTGGTAGAGGTGGTGCATCTGCTTGTATAAATTTTTTAGATACTCCAGGAGCAGGAACTCATACTTATAACGTAGAACTAACAAATAGCCATAGTCAAAACGTAACTGTATATGTCAATAGGTCTGGTCAGAATGATAACGCTATATATAGACCAAGGCAGATTTCAGTACTAACACTTATGGAGGTTTCAGTATGAGTTTAGATCACGATGCTATTTTAAAAGCCTATGCTGGCACAGTTGTAAATGTAGATGATACCGAAGGTGCAAAAGACGCAAGCGGTAACTCTGTTACTCTTGATCAATCTAAGATTGACGCAGCAAGAGCTACATTAGATGCTGAAGCTGCTGCAAATAAATACAAGACCGATAGATTGATTGATGGATCAATTGTTTATGCTTCAATAGGAGATCAGCTTGATATGTTGTATAAAGATATTGTTGCAGGTAAACTAGATACAACTGGAACGTGGGCAACCCACATTAAAGCCGTAAAAGACGCAAATCCAAAACCATGAGCACATTATCAGTTGCTACAATTAAAAGTGCATCTTCCGCAGCACCAGTTTTTCAAAACAGTTCTGGAACAGAAAAAGGACAGCTTGCAAAATCATGGATAAATTTTAACGGAACTGGAACTGTTGCAATTAGAGATTCCTTTAATGTAAGTTCACTTACTGATAATGGAACTGGCAACTATACAGTTTCTTTTTCCACTGCAATGGCTAATACAAATTATGCACCATTAACAACTGGACATATTTTTGACGACCAAAACCCTGAAAACGTAAGGGACATGGGTGCGATTGACCTTACAACTAGTAGTTATAGATATTGTGCAGGGTACACTACAGGAAGTTTACAGGATTCTGAAAACTGTTTTGGTGCGGTTTTTGGAGATTAATTATGTCAACACTTAAAGTCAACACAATTCAAAATACAAGTGGTGGTTCTAGTTCCACCCCAGAACAGATTGAACAAGGTAGAGCAAAAGCATGGTGTAGTTATAACGGCTCAACTAATAGTATAATTGACTCTTTTTCAATGAGTTCTGTAACTGACAATGGAACAGGTGACTTTACATTTAATTATTCTGTGACAGTAAGTAATCCTTGTCCTCTTGTAATGACAGTAACTAGAAGTAATCAAACTACTGGTAGTACTCCACCAGGAGTCAGAAGTCCTTCAGGCCATACTGATGCGGCTGCAGGTGTTACAAGCACTTCTCTTAGAATTTTACATCGTCCTACTTCAAGTGCCCAAGATGGTAATTTTTATGCTATCGCTGTTTTTGGCGATTAATTATTCTTTGATATACTAAAAGAAAAAACTTATGGCTAATTCAGACAAAAGATTTATCTATGCTAATGATGATGGTGGTATTTCTATTGTCGTACCAGCAGATAATACAGATTTAACTTTAGATCAAATAAAAGCCAAAGATTGCCCTAGTGGTAAAGCCGTTTATACTGTTGATAAGTCTGCAATTCCTACAGACAGGAGTTTCAGAAACGCTTGGACTTATACGGAGTAAAACATGGGATTTGGTGTTGACATGGCGAAAGCCAGAGAAATTCATAAAACCAACATTCGTGCTGCAAGAGAACCAAAACTTGCAGAACTAGATGTTGAATTTCAAAAAGCATTAGAAACAGGTGCGTCAACAACTGATATTGTTGCTAAAAAACAGGCATTAAGAGATGCACCTGCTGATTCTGGAATCGCTGCTGCTAGTGATGCTGATGCACTTAAAGCACAATGGAAAACTGATATACTAGGCACATCTCCATATAGCTAATGGCAATCACTCCTGGAACATATAATATAACTGTCCAGAGAAGGGCAGATCATAGTATTCAGCTTGTGTTTAAGGATAATAATGATACTGCAATAAATTTAACTGGATTTACTGTTGCTGCTCAAGTTTGGGACGAACCTCGATCTAATAAATATGCCGACTTTGCTGTAACTTATACTAACCGTGCCACTGGAACAGTAGACATCGCACTTACTGATACACAGACAGAAACATTTACTCCAGATGTTTTAAAATATGACGTTGCTCTTACAAATGGAAGCGGATTAAAAGAATACTATTTAGAAGGTACTATATTTGTATCAGAGGGTTATACAGCATGACTTCTGTAAATGTTACAACCACCAAAAATACTGTTACAGTTAATGAAGGTGATACTACCGTTGTTACTGTTGCCACTCAAGGCCCACAAGGGGCAGTTGGTTTCCAACTAGAGGATACCAATAAAGCAGATGGTTCTGTTATTTACTATGACTCAAGTTCTGCTACATTTAAAGCAGACGCAACAACTACTAAACTTACACTCGTTAATGGAGGAAACTTTTAGGCCATGGCTAACACTATAAGAATCAAGAAAAGATCAGCTAGTGGATCGGCTGGTGCTCCGCCAAGTTTATCTCCTTCAGAATTAGCTTATAACGAAAACGATAATAAACTCTACTATGGTTTTGGTGATGATGGTGCTACTCCCCCTGCTGCAAGTTCAATAATTACTATTGGTGGTTCTGGTGCGTTTTTTAATAAGACAGATACAAGAAGTGCAAATGCAATACTAGCTGGCCCTACCTCTGGAAGTGCTGCTGCACCTACGTTTAGAAGTTTAGTTGCTGCTGATATTCCTTCTATTGCCCATACAAAAATAAGTGATTTTGATACTGGTGTAAGGACAAACAGATTAAATGAAATGACAGCACCTAATGGTGCGGTTAGTTTTGCAAGTCAAAAAATAACAAACTTGGCAGATCCTACTGCTGATGCTGACGCTGCAAATAAAGGATATGTAGATGGTGTTGCCCAAGGATTAGATATAAAAGATTCAGTTCAAGCAGCGACAACAGCAAATATAACAATTTCATCTGCACTTAATAATGGAGACACAATAGACGGTGTTACTCTGTCCACAAATGATCGAGTATTAGTCAAAGATCAAAACACAGCTTCAGAGAATGGTATCTACAAAGTTGGGTCTTCACCTGCAAGAGTTGATGATTTAGCTGCTGGTGCTGACGCTGCTGGTGCATTTACTTTTGTTGAATCTGGAACTGTAAACGGTGATAACGCTTTTGTTTGTAGTTCTGATAAGGGATCTGCTGTTGTTGGAACGAATAACCTAACTTTTGTTCAGTTTTCTGGTGCTGGTCAAGTTATAGCTGGAAATGGACTTGATAAATCTGGTAATACTCTTTCTGTTGATCTTAAATCAAATGGTGGTTTAGTAATTGAATCTACAGAGATTGCTGTTGACCTTGGTGCTAGTTCTATCACAGGTACTTTAGCAGTATCTGACGGTGGTACAGGAAGTGGCACTGCCTCTGGTGCAAGGACAAATCTCGGTTTAGTGATTGGCACAGACGTTCAAGCTAACTCAGCCAAGCTAACAGAATTAGCGACCATGAATCAAAACACTGCTAATGCTTTGGCAGATTTAACAAATACAGAGGTTCAGATTCTTGATGGAGCGACAGTAACTACAGCCCAACTGAACAGAGTAGATGCTACATCTAGTATTCAAACACAGTTAGATAATAAACAACCATTAGATGCTGACCTTACTGCTTTATCTAGTTGTCAATCTGGTGCTGCTGCTGCATTAGCTTTATTAACATCAACTGAAGTGGCGATTCTTGATGGAGCGACTTTATCGACTAGCGAATTGAACGTCTTGGATGGCATTACTAGCTCAACCAGCGAACTGAATATTCTCGATGGCGTGACAAGCACTGCGAGTGAATTGAACGTCTTGGACGGCATTACTTCAACAACTTCTGAGTTGAATATTATGGACGGCAATACATCTGCAACTTCAACAACTCTTGCTACAGCAGACCGTATGGTTATGAATGACGCTGGAACGATGAAGCAGGTTGCTTTGTCTGATTTGGTTACATTTTTAGAAGATGGTTCTACTTCTGGGTTCGACATTAATGGAGGCACTTACTAAAATCAAATTATAGGGAGGTGAACCAATGGCAAATACAATTAAACTTAAGACAGGAAGCGGTAGCGATCCAAGTGCAAGTGATTTAATTGTTGGCGAAATAGCTATAAGAACTGATTCTGGTAAGCTTTTTACAAAGAAAGATAACGGAACTGTAGCTGAAATATCTGGCAGTGGCACTGGTTTAGAAGATGGAGACAAGGGAGATATAACTGTCAGCAATGGTGGCGATACTTTTACTATTGATAGTGGAGTTGTAACGTCTGCCAAGATAGCAGATGGAACTATTGTTAATGCTGACATAAACGCAAGTGCAGCAATAGATGGATCGAAGATACAGACTTCTGGATTATTTAATTCAGGTGTCATAACGTCTGCTCAACACAATAAATTAGCAGGGATAGAAGCAGGTGCTACTGCTGATATGACAGCAACAGAAGTTTTGTCACTTATTTCTGGTGATAACATAATTCTTGGCGAAATATCTTCAACTGGTAATTCAACTTTTGCTGGTAATATAACAATCTCTTCCAGTGATGGTGGTAGTGCTGCTGCACCAGAATTAGATTTAAATAGAGACAGTGCCTCACCAGCAGACGCAGACTATATTGGACAGATAAAATTCACTGGTGAAAGTGATGACGGAAGCAAAGAGGTTTATGCAAAAATTACAGGAAAAATAGGTGATGCAAGTTCTGGAACGGAAGATGGAATTATTGAAATTGCACATAGAAAAGCAGGATCAAATAATATCTCTGCAAGATTTACAAGTACAGAGCTAAAACTTATAAACGGAACAGGACTTGAAGTAGCTGGCGAAACAGATTTATCAGAGCTTACAACAATAACAAGAACCTCAAGTAGTCCTAATGACCCAATATTAAAAGTTTTACATAGTAATTTAACTCAAGGAATATCGCTTGGATACCATGCAATTTCTGCAATAGGCTCTAATGCAAATGTTGATTTAAAGTTAGAGTCAAAAGGTACTGGTGAGATTTCTTTATTAGACAAGGTAAATGCAGAAGCTGGTCTTGACGTAACAGGCGATATAACCGTATCAGGAACAGTTGACGGAGTCGATATTGCTGCCAGAAATACTTTATTTGGTGGTTTGACTTCTAGCTCTGGTGTATTGACCAACGGAGTAACAGCAACGACCCAATCTGCTGGAAATAGTACAACAAGAGTTGCTA